GTACGTGCAGTTGGACTCCGGAACTAGCAATAGCAACGGAGTTCTTCTGCTAAAACACGCATTTAAAACGTTTAGTAGCGTTGTAAATCAGCAAGGTTCATGGTTATAAACAGAAATAAGCGTACGCTTAAAACCACGTCTGCTAGGAAAAATATTAAAAAACCGTTACATTATGTTGAATCTTAGATTAATATAATATCATGATATTAAAAACAGAACAAAACAAGACTAACAAACTAAACGCAGAAGAATTTGTAGAAGCTATTGAGAATGGATCTTTTTGGTTCATGACAGAGAACGGAGAAAACTAAAATGAAACAATTTAAGGTTGTACCAACAACAAAAGATGGTCAAGAATTTATGGGGGGAACATTTACTTTTAATGAATTTGATTATTCTAACTGGTTGCAAAATGTAATAGGTAATTCAGAAATAAAAGTAGGAACTAAAGACTTTGAAGTTATAGTTACAGAGAACGGAGAAAACTAATATGTTTGTAGAAATAACATGTAACAAATGCGAAAAACAGAATACAGTAACTATTGAGCTTATTGATTCAGAAGATATTATCGAATGTTCAGATTGTGGCAATATTATTCTTATCTGTGATGATGAACTAAAAATGGAAATAAGGGAGCTTGTATAATGAAATTATTAACTAAAGAACTAGAAAAAAAGCTAGTTAGACAAGCAGAAAAAAATGAATTTATAAGTGATTCATCAACTGAAATTGCTTATGTAAAGTTCTTCGATCCTACAGGTTCATGGACTTGGTATGCGAGTGAATATAATCCGGAAACTAAAATGTTTTACGGATTAGTAGATGGGCATGAAAAAGAATTAGGATACTTTAGCTTTGATGAATTGTTACAATTAAGACTACCAATGGGTTTAAAGATCGAACGAGATTTGTACTTTGAACCAAGATCACTATCAGAACTATATAGGGAGTTGTAATGGCTTTATACGGAACAAACAAACCAATCTTTAATCACTTTAATGGCAAAAAGCATAATATCTATGATAAATTTATTAGGGGCCAATTCTTATGTGGTAAAGCAGATGATAATGTAAGAAAATATGCAAAAGAATTTACAGATCATCAGAATATGAAGATCGAAAGCATGGAATGTGATCTTTGTGACTATCCTAGAAAACATAAAATGTATTACTATGAATGGGCTATCAACGAAAAAGTCAATGTTTAATTGGTTTTTTACACGCGTGAGGTTTTGATTTAAGCGTGGTCTAAGCTGATTGGTTCATAATACCCCATAAAATTTATCAAATCTTTGCTTTAAATATCACAATTAAGCTATTATTAATAAATAATGGCGAATAACAAACCATACAAACTTTTAGATCAACAAATCACAGATACTTTATTGTCAGCTATTAAATTAGGGGCCTTTATTGAACACGCTTGTTATTACGCAGGCATAAATAGTAGTACATTCAGATCATGGAGAACCAAAGCAGAAGATGGTATTGAGCCTTACGCGTCTTTTTGGGCAGAAGTTACTAAAGCAGAAGCAGAAGGCATTATAAGACGTATGGCAAGAATAGAGAAAGCCGGATTAGAGGGAAATTGGCAAGCAGACGCATGGGTATTAGAGAGGAAATATCCGGATAAGTTTGGTAGGAGAGATCGTGTACAAATTTCAGGAGATCCTAATGCACCGGTTGAAGTTGATCTAACGTGGGCAGATGGAGTAAAGCTAGATAGATCAAAAGAAGTAATAATACAAGAGGAAGAATAATGGCATATATATTTGATGATGTTTTACTAGATGATTTGGACGATGAGCTTTCTAACTGAATTAAGGTTAGCTGATGAGGTAACTCTTAAAAAAAAATTAGATTTAAGGGTACTAAGTCTAGGTGCAGGGGTTCAAAGTTCTACATTAATTTTTAAATTACTAGAAAATGAAATAAAGCCAGTTGATATTGCTATATTTGCCGATACGGGAAACGAGCCAAAAGAAGTATATGAATGGCTTGAATATCTAAAAAAATTAACTAAAAATATTATTGATATAGAAGTAGTTAGAAATGAAAAAAACACAGGAAATATTATTACTGATATATTAAGTCCTAGTGGTAGGTTTGCCTCTATTCCTGTTTATACAATTAATCCGGATAATACAAAAGGCAATACAAGAAGAACCTGTACAAGTGAATATAAAATAGTACCTATACAAAAGAAGATCAGAGAAATTTTAGGTGTTAATAACCTGAGAGGGAAAGCTGTTGAAATGGTTATGGGCATAAGTTATGACGAAATACAAAGGGCTAAAACACCACCTAACAAATGGCAAATTAATTGTTATCCCTTTATTGATAGTAAAATTACAAGAGATGATTGTAAACATTGGGTAAGTCATAGTCAATACAAACAACCACCAAGAAGTGCATGTATTATTTGCCCATATCATAGAAATGAGGAATGGTCACACCTTAAAAATAACTATCCAGAAGAATTTAAACAAGCAGTTTGGTTTGATGAACAGCTGAGAAGTAACAAAGAAAGTCAATTTATTAATAAATTAGACGGAGAATTGTATTTGCACGATCAGAGAAAGCCATTAAAAGATGTTAACTTTGATACAGTCAAAGAAAAACAATATAACTTATTTGATGATGAATGCGAGGGCATGTGTGGGATATAAACTAAAATGTCGTTGTTACGGAAATTTGATTTGTAACAAACATTGGACCTTTAAACATACAATTGCTTACCAAACGCAACAATGGTTAAAAAAAAGCAAAAACCACAAAAATAGCGACTAAAAAAGAAAAATCAGCACTATGCAGTGTATTGCATACAATACTGTGTTTTACATGAAATTGTACAGTAATGTACTGAATTTATCAGTAATATAGCAATGTACAACTCTACACCTGTATTTATCAGCATTAACTGTTTGTACAACATAATGTAGAAAATAAAAACGCCGGAAAGCTTACGTTTTTAACTTGTACAATTTCGTACATACCTGTACATATCAGTACTAATCAGTACATACCTGTACATACTGTACATACCTGTACAATTTGTACATTTTTAAAGTACTCATGTAGTGGAGTGCTTTAGTGCTGAATTAATGTAAAATAAAGACATGGAGACTGAACTTAATGCTGAAACAATAAAACCCAGATACGAAGTAAGATTACCCGAATTGCATAAAGGTCAAACAGATGTTGCTCTATCTAATGCTAGATTCAAAGTTTTAGCAGCAGGTAGACGTTGGGGAAAAACAAGACTTGGTGTTTGGTTATGTTTAGAAAAGGCTTGGTTAGGTGGTAGAGCTTGGTGGATAGCCCCTACATATAGTATGGCTTTAGAGGGTTGGAAAGATCTTAGAAATATAGGTGTAGAATACGGCACAATTATTAAAGAGAGTGAAAAAACAATTATTACGCCAACCGGTGGAATGGTGTCTATTAAATCAGCAGATAATCCGGATAGATTAAGAGGTGCAGGACTTGACTTTGTAGTTCTTGACGAGTGTGCCTTTATGAAAGAAAACACATGGGCAGAAGTAGTAAGACCTACATTAACTGAACGACAAGGTGGTGCTTTGTTTATCAGTACACCAAAAGGCTATAATTGGTTTGAAAAACTATATCATGAAGCAGAAAATAGAGAAGATTGGGAAAGATGGCAAATTCCTACTTATTCTAATCCATTTGTACCTAAATCCGAGCTAGATATAGCTAAAAAAGAAATTGGATCATATTTATTTAGTCAAGAATATTTAGCAGAGTTTGTAGAGTTAACAGGTGGTATGTTTCAAACAGAATGGCTTAAACGATTTAGAACTCAAATTGTAACTGATTTAAACAAAGACGGTAATTATGAACAGAACGAGTACTATGTATTAGATGATGAAACAATTAAAGCAAATGATATTAGAAAAATTGCAACTGTCGACCTTGCTACTTCAACAAAAGAGCAAGCAGACTATACAGTGGTTACGATCTCTGGAGTTACTCCAAAAAATAATATCGTTGTTCTTGAGGTCATAAGAAAAAGAATCGAAGCACCGGATATAATACCTCTACTTAAAAAGGCATTAAATGATTGGCAACTTGATTATATAGGCATTGAGCGTGCAGGTTATCAATTAGCATTAGTTCAAATGGCTAGAAGAGAGGGACTGCCGGTTGTAGAGTTAAAAGCGGATCGAGATAAGGTTAGTAGAGCTATGCCTTTATCAGCAAGAATGGAACAGGGGCAAGTTTACTTTATTGAGAATGCCTTATGGTTTGATGAGTTAGAACGAGAGCTATTGCAATTCCCAGAGGGAGAACATGACGACCAAGTAGATAGTTTAGCTTATGCTATACTTGAAACACAGAGAAATAAAAAGTGGGTTGCTTACTAAACAAATTGGGATTTATAGACTACTATTCTACTGTAAGATTTAAAAGGATACAAATTGGCCGAGAGAAGAAAATTTAGCGACATACTGTTTGGAAGAACGACAGAAATAAAAAGAAATACAGGAAACTTTTTCGCTGATGATCCCAATGAAAGTTTATATGGTAACAATACATTCATACAGGGTTATAACTCTATTGCAGGTAATTGGAACACAGAGGGACTAGGAAACGGAGAAAGTAACTCGGCAGTAACGGCTTGTTTACAATTATTAGGTTTATCATTTTCAGAAGCTACTTTAAAAGTTTGTTATTACAATGATGAGGGCCAAAAAGAAGATGTGCCAAACCACCCTTTAAGTCTTTTACTTCGTAGACCAAACCCTTTTATGTCTGGAGATATAATCCAACAGTACATCATAAACGCTATGCATGTATCCGGAAATGCTTATTTGTTGAAACAATATAATGCAACAGGTCAACTTGTAGCCCTTTACCCTTTAATGCCGGATCAAGTAACACCAAAAGGTAGCGCAGAAGAATTAATACAATATTATATTTATGAAACAGAGGGATCGAAAATTAAATTAGATACAAATGATGTTGTACATTTTAAATTAGGTTTAGATCCAACAAACCACAAAAAAGGTTTAAGTCCACTTAAAACTGTATTAAGAGAAATATACGGAGATGAATCAGCAGGACAAATGGCAACTGCATTATTAGCTAATATGGGTGTTCCGTCAGTCATGATTACACCTAAAGATGAGTTCGGACCAACACCGGAAGAAGCAGAACAGATTTCTAAACAGTACCAACAAAAAGTTGCAGGTAAGAATAAAGGCAAACCATTGGTAATGAGTGGGGCTATGAATGTAGAGAGGTTAGCTTTTAGTCCTAAAGATCTTGATATTGGATTGCTAAGACAAGTCCCAGAAGAAAGAATTAGTGCCGTACTTGGTGTACCGGCTATTCTTGCAGGACTTGGTGCAGGTTTAAAACATGCTACATACTCTAACGCTAGAGAATTAAGAGAATTTTTTACAGAGAATAAACTAATTCCTTTATGGAGAATGATTGGCGAAGAAATAACACAACAGATTTTATTAAAAGATTATACAGATAATGCTCTGTATGAAGCTAACTATGACTTTTCAGAAGTAAGAGCCCTACAAACAGATCAGAATGAAATGTATGATAGATTAAATGTTGGAGTTCAAGGTGGTTGGATAACTGTTGCAGAAGCTAGAGAACAAGCAGGACTACCATTTGATGATGAGATGAACTACTATATTTTACCAATTAATGTACATTTGCATTATCCGGGTATGAAGATGGACGCACCGGAAACAAACAAAGATGAACCGGAATATACACCGGAAGTTGTAACCGAAGATGATGAAGAAAATAATAAAGGCACTAAGGTTATTAAAAAAATAGAGGATCAATTCTGCGTAATTGCAGAAGATAGTGGAAAAAACATGGGTTGTTATCCAACACGAAAATTAGCTCAACAAAGACTCGATCAGATAAGCCGATATTCAAACAATCCTAAAAATGATTAGTGAAAGAGTCAAAAAAGCGCTTCGCAAAAAAGTAGAAGATCACAACGAAAAGCACGGAGATGACGCTAGAAAAAAAGTAACTCTTAGAATGCTAATTGCAGTTTTTAAAAGAGGCATTGGTGCTTACAACACAAATCCAAGTTCAGTTAGACCGACAGTTACATCAGCAGATCAATGGGCATACGCTAGAGTTAATGCTTTCTTATATGCTTGTAGAACACTTAAATTTAGAAGTGGTAAATTTGATACAGATTTACTTCCATCAGCACATCCGTTATCAAGTAAAAAATCACTATCAAAAGGTATTTATGATGACATTGATTTCACAATTCCTAAAGGGGCCAAAGAAGAAGCAAAAAGAGGGCTTGCTTGGAGAAAGGAACATGGACGAGGTGGAACATCAGTTGGTTTGTCATCAGCAAGATACATTATAAATAACACAACAGTAAGTCCACAAAAGGCTAGACATATTGCTAAATACTTCCCAAGACATGAGATCGACAAAAGAGCAGATGGTTATAGTCCGGG